AGGTTACACTTTCATCTTTGAATAATTCAATATGCTGATATACATTATTTTCATCTAATACATATAATTGTAATCCTACCATTATCGAACATTGTTTATTTTATTAAATGCAAATTCAAAATCAATTGTATGGTTTATTAATCTATCATTTAGAATTGTTTTAAATTGTAGTGTTTTGGTTTTCGGTAGTACTGGCTGTGTTTTATTTTCGTATCTGATCCAGACATTTTCTGATAAAAAAAGTTCTTCTATTGTACTATTCATATCTTCTAATATAAATCCTGTATTTAAACTAAGTGATGTAATACCGTTTATATTATATCGTTGTTCCTGACCTTCATTTGTTGCATAAGTAACAGCTGAATTAGATATTGTATTTCTTTTAAAAGTTTCGTCAGTAACATTTAAGCTTTCAGTTGTTTTTTTAAAAAAATATAAATTTTCATATGCTCCATATTTATTAATAAATGTTATTTTAAATGGAGTGTATTTAGGCTCACATAAATTTGTTACTGTTATTGTTTTTTTAAGAGTTGAATCATCCGTATCATATACTTTAATTTCTGAGCTGTTTGCAGGGATAGCTATATATTGAATCTTTTGATTTGAATTGCCGTTGTCTGTTATTTGCGTTGTAGTTGAGTCTATTATGATTTTCCCAACGCCTTCAGCAAATATTGGAATTTTCCCTGCTGTATCTTCAGGAAGGTAAATATTATTTGAACTTATAAGGGCGTTTGTTGAAAGTTGAGGATTAATTTCATCTTCAAAATATCCATAGCCGTTAAAAGCTAAATAAGATTGAATTACTGGATTATTATACGTAAATGCTTTATTTAAATCATCAAACAAAGTAGTGTAGGCTGTAACCCATATAGTACTAGAAAGATAATCATTATTAAAATTTGTAGTTATGAAATCCCTTACAAGTTCACCTATTTCAAATAGTATTTTAGTTTCACCTGAAATTAACTCTTTTTCTATTGTGTATTTTAAATCAGTTGATGCGTATGATCCTGTTAAACCTGTATAAACATATAATTCTAATACTGCTGTTCTTAATGCCATTTTTTTATTTTATTAAAAAGTACCTCCTGTTTGTGAGCTACAGTTCCATTCAAAAATATCTACTATTGTTCCGTTTGAGTTTATTCTCCAGTATTGATTAAACCCTGTTCCACTTCCTATGCCTGAATATAAATTATCTAACGAAACTCCATACCAATCATTTTTTCCGTTAAAAGCTGCCCCACTCCTACAAACGATCTCACCATTTGCTGCTGCTGTTCTGATCCCAGCTGAATAAGATGTTACTTGTATATTAGTCGCCCAAGTACCATTACATAATTTTTCTTGTGCAGTTTGAACTGTTATATCTGTAAAGGTTTGAGTTGTTAAATAAAAAGTATTAGACCCACAAGTTACAGCTGGACTTGGCTGAATAAAATCAGCTGTACAAGTTGTTAGAGTTGCTCCTGTATTAGAATATCCAGCAGGGACTAAAACCTTAAATTTAATTTGCCTTGCTGTATCTGATGTTACTTCTGGAAAAGTAATATTATTACCAGAATTACCAACAAACTCTTCAACTCCTGTCACAGTTGCTCCGTTAGATGCTCTAGGTGTTTGCCCTAAAGAACCTGTTAAAGTGATTGCACCTCCATATAAATTAGCAAGAGAGCAATCGAAAGCACTTAATGAAGTCCCTGCTTGTGTTAAAGCAAAAGGACAATTAAAAGTAGTCCCTGCATTTGAAAAACCTGCTGGAGCAGTTATTGTAAAATAGATAGTTACTTGTTGGGATGCACTCCCTGAGTTTGCCGTGACTGAAGTTATTATAGCACCTCCATCTGTTAAAGACATTGCTCCCACAACCCCTGAAGTGGCTACTGGTTTTGTAATAACGCCAGCTGTTGTTATTGATCCTCCACTAAATGTATTACTACTACAACTAAATGCACTGCACCCATTTATTGAAACTGTGATAGGTTGAGTAACTGGGCAACTATTAGTTAAAGCGTCCGTAGGTGTTATATTTAAATAATACGTTCCACATTCTGTATTTGTTGAAATTATTAATGCTGCTCCACTTAATGAAGTGCTTACTCTTGTGGGGTTTGGGTTTTGGACGTTATATCCTGTAATTGCTGAACTACCCGCGGTAAAATAACTTGATAATGTTAAGGTTGAAGTTGAACCACCAACTGCGATAGTTTGCGTTGGGATTGTTCCATTTAATGTAGTGTTTGCTACACAAGTAGTCCCTGAAGTAAAAGCTGGCTGCGTTGCTGTTACATTACAATCAATATAAACATCTGCTATATTTGAAAACCCTGTAGGTATTTCTATTTTTAAAGTAATTGTTCTTGCTGTAGCTCCTGAAACAGTTGCATATTTACCATTACTAAAACCACTATCTGTACTTGAATATGAATTAATAATACCATAAGCCAAAGAGGGCAAAGTTACAACCCCTGATTGATCTATTGTAAATTGATCCACCTGTGCATTTATGCTTACTGGTCGTGCAACTGAACAATCAAAAGAAACACTTGGCGCAACAGGTTCTGCATAACTTAGATAAAACGGGCTTCTTGCGTTAATTTTTGTACTCATTATTTATTTTATTGTATATTCAAAAAATGATTCTATGTCTAAACCAAATGCTTTGGTTAATTCCTCAGGGAGTTTTTTATATCCTTGCTCAAATGGCTTAGTAAAAAATAAACTTGGTTTAATTCCTTTTTTATAAATACTTCTTGCTATTATAAACCCTATTGATTTATAGCTACCCCTCGAATATTGCCCTTTTTTATTTCTTAATCTTATCCCTCTAAACTTAGCCCAATTTGCTAATGGCTGAGATGGTGGCATTTTACTTTTATAGCTAAATGGTGTGTCATATTTCTTTTCAGTCCCACTCACACCTTTATCTTGAAATGGACCATAATCTTCCATTTCAAATTGTAAACCAAACGAATTAGGCATTACTTTAACAATACCCTTTAAACTATTATAAAGTTCTTTAGAAACGTTCTTATTGCTTTTACTTAATCGGCTTCTGCTTTGTTGTATGACAAAATTTTTAAAAGCTTCTAGGGCTTCTTTTGTTTTTTTTAACTGCATATTGTCATATCGTTTTGTACTAATACATCAAATGTAGCAGCCCATCCTGCTAGCTTGTTTTCAAATCTGTCTACAAACGGCTCACAATTTATATCCCCTTCAACTTGGTATAGGTCCGTAAATAAATCACCCCTTTGTAATTTGTTTATTACTCTTGTTAAAAGAGTTAATTGAGTGTTTAATATATCTTGTTCGTTGTCGTTACCTACAAATTTATCCGTTGTTTCTGTTTTGCTTATATCAACAATATCCATTGATAGTATAGATATATTAAACGTAAAAACACTTTTACCAACGGTGCAATTATTTACAATTATATGTGATAGTGGAAATATAGACTGTTTACTTAAATCAATATCATCTAAACTTCCAGATGTAACTGTGCTACAAAAAGGTTCTGCATTTAATGCAGTTTTTAATTCCGTTGTTATATTATAAAATCCTTTCATTTTTGTTTAATCAGTTTCTTTTCTATTTCTAATTTTTCTTTTTCAAATGCTAAATACATTAAACACTTGTGTATATTTAATTTTGTTACAATATCGAACTTGGTAACATTTCCTTTACTAAGTCCATAAATTGATTGATACCAACCCCATTTTGCTCCAAAGTTTTCTTCTGCTCCGTAGTTAGATTCGTTTTCATTTCTTTGCTCAAATAATTCAGGGTAGTTGTCAGCAATTCGCTGTTTAAATGATAAAAAAAAACCATTGATCCCATTACTACATCTAAAGGAGCTTGTTTCATTATAGTAGACCCCTCAGCTCCTTCATAATCTTTTATATTGTATTTGTTACCTTTTTTGAATTTAATAGGTCTATATAATACTGCCATTGCTTTATGTATCTTATCCCAATCACCAAACGTATTGTCCAGGTCAATATATTCTCCTAGAGTTATATCGTCTAAATTAGGAATAAAGCCATATTCAATATTATTTATTTCAAAGACAGGAATAAGATCAGGCTTTACATCAAAGATTTTATTTAAATGTATAGCTATTTCTTGCACATAGGAATATTTTACTTTTGCTATATCTTGTAAATTTAATCTACAAAATATCTCAACCATCTTTTGGAGCAAGAAGCTGCTGTTTTCATTTTCTTTAGTATTTATCTTTAAAAACTTTTGATACTGCTCTAAAGTGATTTCATTTAAAGCTTCAGGAATATAAATATCTACTTTCATACTAGTACAATACATTTTTAAGATATATGTATAAAAGAAAAGAGGACAAATATGCCCTCCCTTCCAAAACCTAACCAAACGAAAAACTATTTATTCCTTTTATTCCTTATATAATTATGCCAAACGTATCTATATGCGTATTCTATTTCATAATTTAATTCTTCAGTATGTTGTTTATATTCTTTTTTTCCATATTTTTTAGTGCCATCAAAATCAACAACTATCCTTACTGGATGCCCTCCCTGTCTCACCCCTCTTTTTAAAGGCTTCACATAAACAAAGTAATTCTTATCCCAGCACTCTTGTTGGACTTTCCAATACTCTAACTGAAAAGCCATACCATTATTTTTATCACAGCTAAGGTTGTTATATAAAATCCAGCAATTAACAGGATAAATTCTTTTACTAGTTTTAAAATATTTATTCTGTTTTGCTTTGGTGTTAGTTCTTTTATTTTAATTTTCATAATTCTTTATTTTGATTAATAAAAAGGGAGTTATCTCCCCTAGTTTTTTAGATCTATACTTTTATAAATTGATCCTCTAACATTCTTGTAATGATTTCTATTTTCGTATTCGTATCACATATATCAAAATTAAACTCATTGTACTTTTCTTCAGCAAGTACATTCATTGTCATCCAAACCCATTTGGCATCTTCAATGTTTGTTACTTTTTTTTCTATATTTTTCATTTGTTTGTTTTTAATTAACTTTTTTGTTTCTTGTTTTGTCATAATTATTTTATTTGTTTTGAATTAATATTAAATCGGCTTTAGATAGTTTTTCTAACCACTCATTAGATACATTATCTATATGAGTACCCATACTTAAATCATATGAACCAGATACTAATTGAGGTAATACAATTTTTGATTCCTTATCAAATAAACTTCCTACACTATTTAACTTTACTAAATTTTTCATTTGTTTGTTTTTAATTATACTCAAATATATAAAACTTTTTTAATATACAAACATTTTATCAACAATTTATTTTAATATATGTAGTATTCCCCTTTATTTGGATTCTCTAGTTGGTCTGTTAAAACGTACCGAAGGCTGTCGATGCAATCTGGGTGTTCCCCTGATGGCTTATTTAGTGTATTACCATCTTTATCCTTAGCCCAAATATAACCTTGTAATTCTCTTTTTAGGTTTTTACTTTGAGATGTAATGTATATTTCATTTTGGTTTATAAGGTTTATACCAAAGTTTACACTATCCCTACCTTTTGTGCAAGGATATATATTATGCCCATCTCTTCGCAAGGTTTCAATACTCTTTGGTTCTGCTGAATCTGCAATTAAGTTTTCCTTAATATTGTTTTGTCGTAAGAACAAAGATAAATCCCTTAATACTGTATTTGATTTGTAAAATACTTCATCTGCTATATAGGAAGAATTCCATTTGTACAAAGATATTACTACTGTGGCGTCCGTATATCCAAAATCAACTCCGTGTGCCAATAACCTTGCATCTTGTGGTATTGTATCTATCTCTTTCCAATCAGGAATACATACCCCCTCTAAAGAGCCTAGTTCTCCGAGTCCGTAAACTCGCCACCAGTTAGACCAATATGTTGAGGTTTTAGCTTTTTCTTTTGCCTTCTCTATTTCATTAATAATACTTTGAGGTAATACCTCATTATCCTTATATGTTAAAGTTATAAAATCTGTGTTCGGCTGCCCTATTAATTCTTTATCAGCCCAAAATAATATAGATGGATTATAGTCTAGCCAGATACTACCAGAGGTTCTTACTGCTAATTGGTTATAGGATTCAAAGTTTACATTGTTACATTCATTTATAAATAAATCTGTTCTCCTTGCTCCTCTTAATTTATCAGGTTGATCCGTAGAAAAGAACTCTATATAACTTCCATTTGTAAATTCGTATTTTAAGGTGCTCCTGTTAAATTGATTTTCCTTGTATCGGTTTAACCCTTTCAAGATAGACAAAAAGTCTTTTAAGGCACCCCTACGCAGTGCAGGGATGGACTCGGCTACTATGCTTATTTCTTTCCCTTCGTTTCTTATTGCATACTCAATTAATATAATTAATATACAGATTGTTTTTCCAGCAGAGGTACCTCCTCGGATTATTTTTAAACGATTCTTTAACTTTTGTAATTTATTTAATGCTATGGTTTTTTTAACCTGCATTAGTCTATAAATAAAGGAATATCTTCATTAATAGTGATGTCTTTTGTTTCTCTTGGTTTTCCTGCATAATAATTATAAAATAATTGAACATACTTAAATTCTTGTTCTTCAAGCCCTTTCATTAATGCGGCAAATGCCAAAGGCTCTAACGGTGTTAGTTTTTCAATTAGTGCTACCTCTTCTGCTTTTGCTTTTCTGCCTGCATTTTTATTGCCTCCATTAAACTTTCTTTTATCCATAATCAAAAAATTTCATTAATGATTTTACTATAACAATACTTTTTAGCTTGTTTTGTTAAAATAATCTTATTTGTTGTTGTTGTATATTATCTTCATTTGGTATTTTCATTATTGGCAAAAGGTATTATGTAACCATTTGTTCTGAAGTGTCTTTCTCTTTTATCGTATCTTTCTGTTAGTATGTTTAGTTCATTTATTAATTCTGTGTTTACTTTTACTACAGTTGTATGTTTATTTTTTAATTTCATATATTTTATAATGACCGACTTATCTTCAGCTCTTTCAGCTTCTACAGTTACATTTTCCAGTTCTAAATTCTCTTGTAAAATATCTATCGCTGCTTTAATATTTAAATATTTGTTTTTTAAAATTACATCTTTTTTAGATAAAAAATCTAGAGCATTAATTCCGTGAAGAACAGTTGCGTGATGTTTTTTTACATATTTCCCTATTTCACTTAGCGTTAGTCTTGTGTACTCCCTAAGCAATTTATAATATATTGATCGAGCTTCTACGTATTGTCTTTTTCTTGTTGGGTTCGTTATTTTTAATTTAGTGTGTTTTTCGACTATGTTTTTAATTTGTTCTTTTGTCATTTATTGTTTTTTTAATTTCATTAATACTCATAAAACTCACTGCCTTAATTGCTTTTTGCATTCCTGCACATTGTTCATATAATTCTTCGTCCTCAAATTCTTTTATAATTTCTTTTAGTTCTTCTACTTCAATGCCTTCAATAATATCTATTAATGTGAGTAAATAATATTCTTCTATTTTTTTTTTATTCAAAACATTCTTAGTTTGATTTTGCTCTCTTTAGTAAATCAAGATCTTCAGCTATAGTCAATGTATTACCTGAAACCGTGTAAGGTAAAACATATTCAGTATACTCTATAACGCCTGGAATAGCGCTATATAGTTTAAAATTGTTTAGAGCATAACTAGTGACAGATGGATCATAAGATCCAAAAACTAGGTCAGTGTCAAAAGTAGCCGTGAACTTCTGATTGGGATTATCAAAAGGTACTATAAAAGACTGAGAACCAGCGTAGTACTGTTTATTGTTTTCTGTTATTAATGACATCTATTAGCTTTTTTGATTTATTTCGTTG